AAACGCATTTATCAAAGCACTTTGCAATTCCGCTTGATCGGTAGGTACATCAGTGGCATTCTCAGCCGTCCATGCTTCGACCCATTCTTGAGTGGCTTCCGTCGCTCCTTCCATGGCAGCGGCTTTCAGTCCTTGGACCACCGCGCCCTTAGCCACACTAGGAGCCACTCCTTCTGCAACCATTCTGTTAACTAAACCGTCTAACATACCTCGACCGGCAGCGGTACGTTTTAATAAATGAGGCAGTACGCCCTTCATGGCAACGGCAAGTGCTGCCGTATCCAAAGCGCCTACAATAGCACCACCGCCCATGGCTGCCATAGGATCTGAAAAATCATCACCGGCACGGCGTTTCATCTCTCGGTCAATTTCACCCGTGCCTAAAAAGAAAGATGGTAAGAAGGCACCAAGGGCTCCTCCAAGTATTCCTCCGATAAGAGTTCCTGGTCCTGGAGCAATAGCTGTGCCTATAGCTGCGCCTCCTTTAGCTCCCACTAAGGCCGTGGGCACGGAAACCGCTATTGATGGCAGAACTTGGGCCACCGCTCCTTTGGTCCACTCCATTGCATCATCTATGCCTTCAATATCTTCTATAATCATGGGACGCCCGTATCTAGCGGCTTGTGCTTCGTTAATTTCGATACCCCGATTCCCGGCCTCAATCATACGTTCGTTACCAAAGGCTTCCCCCATAACTCGCCATCCTGCCCAGCCACTCGCTTGCAGTTCGTCTACGGTTTGTCCTAGAGTTTCAAAGAACGAAGGATCTTCGTCTAAGGGGGAGAGAGGAGTAGTAGGCTCTTGAGTGAAGTATGGATTAACATCCTCACCAGTAGTAGGCGTTTGTTTTATAGTCTCTTCTTCTTCAGAGAGAAAATAAGGATTAATTTTCTGTTCAGCCACATCTATTTAGGTTCGTTTGCTACGGCTGTTTGCCATTTTGCTACAATCTCTTGCCATTTTGTGGGGGGTACTTTTGCGTTTTCCATTTGATAAAACTCTTGAAAAGTCACGGGTCCAGTCGGACCAGTAATTGTCCCTGTTAATATTCCTTTTAGATTATCTGGGATCTCATATCCTGCTATTAAAAAGTTTTCCATTGCTTCAAATATATCTCCATCTGCACTCTTTACCATATCTGCAAACATTTGACTAAGTAAAAGTACACTACCCAATTTTAAATCACGTTCTTCTTTAGTAAGCGACACGGGCTTTCCTAATTGTGCCGCCATTCTTTCCTCTGCTCCGAGTTCACGCAACATTGCCTGCTCGGCTTTCCCCACAGATTCGGCTTCTGCCACATCTGCTTGACCCAATACATCTAATAAGCCACTTAAGCCACTTTGTTTGGTTTTCCCGCCTAATAATGCTCCGCTTCTGGCTTTCATTGCTGTTTTTTTCATATCCTCCCAAAAACTGCGGGTGCTTAATTCATCTTCTTCTGGTAGTTTTACTGGAAGGTCCCCCTGGAGTGCTTTGAGTTCCTCTCCTTCTCCTGGTAAGACTACTGTTCCCGGTGTTCCTTTTACTATGCTATCGGTAGATGTCCCTATATCAAGTTTAGCTTCTCCTCGCAAGAGTCTTATTTTTTCTTTTAGGGTTTGAACTGCGGCTTCCAATTGTTTACTTCTTGCAGCATATCGACTGCGCCCTGCATGACCGGGCCCAGGCCCTTTAGCTTTATGCGCGGCTAATGCCTCTTCTGCCTTGTATAAGTCAACTTGGGCTATTTGTAATTCATCGAAAGGTACTTCCCCCCCATCCTGCATAGAAACTACCTCGGCAGAAATATCTGTGAGACTACCTAATTGAATTAAAAATTCTTCCGTTAATATGGTGTCTTGGGTGCCACTCTTTTGACGATACTGTTCGTCAATCATCATAAGTCTTTCTTGTAATGGACCTTGTACTTGCTCAACGGAGGCGCCTTGTGCAATAGCGTCTTTAGCTGCATCAACCGCTTGCATGGCCAATTCTTGATAAGCCCGCTTAATAGCAGATGTATCCGTAGGCCCTTGGTCCTCCGTTACTGTTACTGTTTCTTCGACTGTTTCCGTTGGTCCTATGTCCGATAACGAAGGACTAACGCTCCCTGACATCATGTTCAAGGCTTCATTAATGTCCTGATCGCCTCCTTCAAATAAATCCAAAGCAAGACCACCTGTTTGCATCTTAGGAGGTCCCATGGCTTGTGCCAGGGCTTCGTGTAAGGTAATTAAACCGGTGGCAAATTGATTAATGACCTCATCAGAAAGAGTAACTCCTTTTGCTTGTATCATTTGTCTTAGGATCATGGCCCGTGCTTCTACAGGGCTAATTCCCATTTTAGCGGCAAGTTCCGCTACTTGTTGTTCGATTGAAGGTTCTTCAGCTCCTTCAAATAATCCTCCGCCTTGCATACCTTCTTGACCAAATAATACAATGTCCTCTGGTCCAGGCCGCCCTCTGGGCAGTGGTAGTAGTCCACTGATAGAGGGTCTATCTGTAGAATGGCTATGTAACTCAGGATGAGTATGATAATTATTAGAAAGTTGAGGTAATACGTCGCCACCATCTTCATAACTCGGATAAGGCACGTTTCCGCCGCCCGTCATACTAATAGGAGATAAACCGGACACGATTCCGTGCTCACGGTCGGAGAACAATTGTCTAGTTTTCCAGTTCATTTATTTAATTGCCCCCAATAATTTAAGCAGCCCCGCCAAAGGATTTACTCCTGCCTCAGTGCCGTATTCTGTTCGTGCCATGGTCGGCGGCAACATGCCCAACATACCTTGCCATTGACCCATACGTTGCCATGGTTCCTGGGCCATACGCTGTGCTCCACCGTATTGAGCGCCATACATTTGTTGCTGTATGTCCCTTCCGGTGGTACCTAATCCTTCAAGCGTACTTATTTGATTCAGTAAGCCCCTTTGTCCGGTCATACCGAGATTTCCAAAACCCTGTCCCATAGCTCCTAGTCCTTGGCCCGCCGTCTGTGCGCCTTGCAGGGCTTGACCCCAGCCTTGGGCGCGTAACCCACCGATGCCTTCCGTCATGCCACGGCCAAAAGCTCTTTCTCTTTCTTCTTCCATGAGTCTGCCGCGGGATCCGCCAAAAGCTCCTTGGCTAATGGCTCTGGCCCTATCGCCTATGCCTCGTTGTTCATTGGCTTTTTGTAAATCCGTAATGGTCTGTTGCACTACATCCGTTTCATAGGGATTGTAAAAATCTTGTATTCCCGATGGCGCGTAGTAACCTGCTCCCTGCTGCATCATCTCGGCCCCTTGACTGAGATATGGCGTGAAACCACCTAGGCCGCCCGCTATTTTACGTGCCTGCATTTGATAAGGATCCAACGGAGCAATCTGCTCTACCGGAACCGGCATGGGCTGTTTAGCTAATGCGGCACCGGACTCCAAAAAGCCACGGCGCATGGCACCGGCATAAGGCTCTTCATATAAAGCGGTAGTTTTTGGATCTAAATAACTTGCCATTAGCCCATTCCCTCTGCTTGTTTCATCATTCTATATAAGTTCTGTGCGCCTATGTTATCAGTGGCTTTTTTTGTTACCACGAATTCTCCGGGTTCCAATTTTGCCAGGGTAATGTCTCCGGGTCCTTCCTGACTAGCCAAACTGGCAATGCCGCCGTGCCGCATGGGCGGCGGGGGAGTTTCCGGTTGGGCTACATTGGCGTAGGCTACCCCCGGCATTAAAGCCGGTTGTAAATTTGTTACACGGTAATCGGGGATATTCTGTCCGGCACCACCATAGGCTTCCTGCCCAATAGGCACATAACCGCCACTTCCCTCTTTGTCCTTTTTCAATAAATAATTACCCAATAGGATTTTAACTAGATCATTGTCCAACATGTTTTTACCAAGGCCCATAATTCCTTTGCCATCTTTTCCACCAATAAGAGCCATAAGAGCATCCAAGACTCCACCATCAGATGTTGCCTCTCCTGGAGATGTTCCCTCTCCTGGAGTGCCATAGCCATAATCTGCTGTATAGCCTTCTGGGAGCTCATCACCATAGGTAGCTGTATAGCCTTCTGGAAGGTCATAATTAGGATCTATTCCCAGTATATACTCCATAAATTTATCAAAATCGGTAAAGGTTTCCCCTGTCGCAGAAGTCCCAGCAGCTGGAATGCCATAATCTGCTGTATAGCCTTCTGGGAGATCATTACCATAGGTAGCTGTATAGCCTTCTGGAAGGTCATCGCCATAGGTAGTTGTATAGTCCCCTGAAAGATCATCGTCGTCATCCCAAAGATTCTTTAATATACCTTTGTCATCCTCTCCGGGTACTAGCCATTCCCAAAAATCTTTAAGCCAATCCATAACTACTTCTCACTTTCCTTATTAGAGGCACCAAAATAAAAACTGGAGATGCCTGATACCAGTCCACCCAGATACCCCAATACTAAAGAAACTATGGTATCAGAATTTGAGTCCGGTGGCTGCATGGTCACTAAAAATATGTAACCGACAAAACCGAACAGAGCCGTAAGTCCAAAGATCCTCGGTGTCCAGTCCTTGGCAAAAGCTTTCCTGGCGTCCTGTACGTCTGCTGTTTCCAGCTTGAATAGGTCCACGTCCAACTCTTTCATGCGCGCTTCAAAGTCTCCCTCTACCTTTTTAAGCTCGGCTAATTGCTCAGGAGTGGCAGCTTCCATGGCCGCCTGCATCTTTTGCGGAGAGGCAGCCGGATCTATCTTTAGGACTTTGGAAATCATGTTAACCGCCATACCGCCCATGGGACCACCTAACGCAGTGCCGAGGGTTGGAGCGACCGTGCCTATTATGGTCTTTAATATGCCTAGTTTCATGCCCTTTTCTTAGCCATCAAGGCCTCCTCTGTGCTTGTTTATAACTGGATACTTTACCATTTTTACTGGCGTGTTGTCTTGCTTTAATGGCTCTAAGGCGCCGTTCAGCCGCCTTTTTACTAGGGGAAATCCCCTTGGTATTGACGATTTTCCAGCCTCCTTCGACCTTATTTATTGGCATGTAACATCCTGTCTCTTAATCTTTTTGCTCTATCTCCCACCTGGGTAGACCATTTACTGTCCATCATTTCTATTGCAGCTTCTTCAAACTTTTTAAGTTGTAGGGCGTGTAAAAATTTTTTAAACCCTTTTAAACGTGGATAGCCCAGGTTAAAGCACATATTCGCTAATATCCTTTGGCGGTTGTCATCCAGCCCCCGCCACCAGGGCTCGTAGGTGTCCAGCTCCTGGCACACAATCTTAATATCATTGTTTAAGCATTCCGTAATACGCTCATCGTGCACGACAGTTCCCACTTCCTTTCCGTGTTCTTCGTCTTTTTCGGTGATTAAATGACCGACACCAAGCGTGGGAAAGCCTAAATGGTCCAGGTATATTTCGTACTTATAGCCTTCGTCCATAATCAATTCTTTCATTAGTTTATCGGCGTCCATCAAAGAGCTATCTCGGTTGCACCGTTGACGCTGACCGTCAAAGAGCCGACGGAGCCAGTTGCTGCTAGACCGACCTCTGTTCTTGTTGATATATCCTGCCATTTATTCCCCGTATAAACCTGTAAAACACTTTTGTTGGTATTCCATATTACATCCCCTGCATTAAATTGGTTTTGATTCAGTTCCGTATCGTTGTATTCTGGAGTAGCGGTCGTATCAAAACGATCCAGATTAATCTCCAAAATCCGTACCATACGGTTATAAACTCCGGCATCGACTTCATTAATCGCTATTGGTAGGCGTGTTTCCAGCAATTTTCCCATTATCTTCTACCATCGGGTTTAATATCCAGACGTGTGTCTCCCAGCCTCCAGCCAACGCCCATGCGATAAGGTTCGGTATTATCATCATCGGACTCTACGCGTAGAGCCGCTTGCCTGGCGCGCAGGCGCGTGTTCAATTTCTGTGTGGTTCCGGTTACGGTTTGAGTGGTGTTGGTAGTTAACGTATCCCCCGGATAGTTTCTGGATTTCAGGATAAAGTTAATGGTTTGGTCTGTTCCACCGTCGCCGGTAAATTTTACGTCCGGGATAACATTCTTAACAAAAGAAATTAACTCACCGTCGTCCAAGTCAAAATCACTGGACTCAATAAACACGTTGTCCATGGGCGAACCGTCCGCGTCATTGCCGGTTTCGTGTTGGTATAAATACTGCGTGGAGCTGACAGCGCCCGTGGCCCTGGGATAATCGACAATTCCCTCATCGATCCACGCATAACGGGCCAATTGTCCGATGGTCCAAACCTGTTCTGCATAGTTATAGACCACGTACCGGTCTATTTCCGTGCTGGAACCGGAGGGATAGAACCAACCGACCTCGTTAAATTGTTTGTTAACAAAGGCAAAACATTTAAAAGATTGACTCTCGTTCAAGTCACTAAATACATAATAATGCACACTGCACGGAACAATCTCTATATTACCGTTGTACTTATAAAATCCTTTATGGTCCATCCAGAATACCCCCATGGGAGTATTCACCACAGCTTTCGGCCCCATAAGCCCGACACCCTGGTTAATCAGATTAGTGCCAAAAGTATAAGGGGGACCAATAAACTGCATGGAGTACATGGAACTATTTGTCCATATCAATATTTCTTCCCTGGAGGAAAGTCCCCCGATAATGTTTGATCCGGAGGATATTCTAATGGAACCCGCCGTGTTGGTAGGCTTGGGCTCCCATTCAGCAGCACTTTCCTGGTCACTCCAACAAATAAACATCGGGTCGAGGCTACCGGTTCGCGAGCCCCCTGATAGGGGATCCGCTCCCAGGCAAATAACGTGTCGATCTTTTTGTGAAACCAATACCTGTAAGGCCTTGGTCGGAGCTAGATTAGCTCCCGTCAAAGCGGTTAAAGCAACGGCCCTGGTGCTAGTACCGGCCGATTCATCCCAGTAATAGATCCCACCGGCCCTTGGGTTCATCACCAGATCCTCTCCAAAATTGTCATGGGACCATAAACGTAACTGGTTGGTGTCGCTCAAAGCAGTAGATTCCCCCCATCCGCCCGCTCCCCACAGGCCTCCTCCCCAACCGGTGCCGGAAACATAATCATCCAAGCCTACGTTAATTTGATAAGTGCCTACTGTACTGCCGCCGCCATTACCGCTGTCGCTACTATTAGCTGTTACGGTATCCCCATCGGTATCCTTGGCTTCAATGGTATAGCTATTGGTATTAACCACAGTGGCTATTTGGTACTCCTGATTAAGAACAGTAGCGGTGATAAGACCACCCAATGTAGCTGCGCCACTGAAGGTTACAAAATCATTTTTAACCGCACCATGAGAAGTGTCTGTTATCGTAACCGTTGCATCTCCGTTTGTTGCCGAAAAAGTAACATCTCCAGCTGAAGTGGTTGCGCGTATGGGGGTAATATCGTTAAACGTTCCCCCTAATTCGGCATAATACTTATATGTTGTGCCAAGGCCCAGGTAACGACTTCCGGAAAGATCTACCCAACCGTGTAAAGCACGGCTTGTTCCCAGATAATAATTAGAACTTTGTTTTGTCCATCCGCCAATTTTTTCCGGACGGCCCTTACGAAAACGTACTAAATTGGAGTTGTACCAACCCCCTTCATTACTGTAGTCCGTTCCTTCTCGGTTTATCCCCGGATTAAATTTGTATTTGGCGTAGGGCATTGCACGTTATTTTTTAAATCTTTCTTTGACCTTGCCTACATTTAAAGCACAAAGATCAATGAGCCATTGTATTTTGCCCAATGTTTTCTTTACCAAAGCATCGTCTTTTTTGCTTTTAGTAATAGGAGATATTGCGGAGATCAAAGATGCTATCGCAATTATCCATACTATTATATTTAATATTGTCCAAATCATAACTTCCTCCTTTTAAAAAAGTTGCTCTATTAAAATACTCCCCATGCCAATAAGCAAAGTAACTAAAGTAGCTACGATAAACCATTCTACTCGTTTTACTCGGTTTAGTATTTCTAGCCAACGCTCCGCACAAACTGCTTCGTGCTTTGAGAGCTCACTAGCTACTTGATTCACTGTCGTCTTTGCCATTTGCCTGTGGTTCTTTTTGCATCGCTCCTTCGTATGCGTTCTTTGCAGTAATACGAATATCCAAAGCGTACTGTACCTTTAATAATTCCTGTTGCAGAGTATCTATTTCCTTGTTCAAGTTCTCCATATAAATAGCAGCTCTCGCCACTTGTGGATCAACGGCTGGAACCTCTACTACTTCTTCGGTTACTGTTTCTTTTGCCATTACTGCTCCTGTTCAATAATGTCCCAGCAATTCAAATTCGCTGCGACTGTTCTTCTCTCACCCTTTCCAAAGAAAGGATATACCAT